GGTGAGGCTGAGCTCGGCGACGGTATCGACGATCAGAGCGCTGTTGATGGTGTTAGGCATGGGTAGCTAGTAGGTTGAAGTGAGGGGAAATTATTTGGAGAAGAGGACGGCCTTGTGCTTCTTGAGGAAGGCGCGGCGCTCAGGGCCGGCAGGCATCGAGGCGTACTGCTCGTGGATAGAACCGAGGGCAGCGGCGGCGACAGGGGCGGCGACAGGAGCAACGCCAGAGCAGGCGAGGATGTTCGCGGCTTCGACGGAGGCGGTGGCCTTGGAGGCTTCGAGCTCGGCAACCTTGGCGTTGGCCTCGGCGAGAGCGGCTTCCAGTTCCTGAACCTTGGCATCCTTGGCGGCGGCATCGACCTTAGCCTGGTCGAGTTCGGCAGAGACGTTGACCACGGAGGCTTCGACCGTCTTGCGGAGATCGTCGCGTTCAGCGGTGAGGGAGACGACAGCGGCCTCGGCGGCCTTGAAGCGTTCTTCGATGGTCATATACTATTGCGTAGGGGGTAAGGTTAAGCGGCCTGCTCGAAGGCAACGAGAGCCTCGGCGAAGGACGAAGCCAAGCCCGTGACGAGGTTCTTGGCGGCGGCTTCCCGGCCCGTGAAAATCTGGCCTTCCATATCGGCGCGGTTGGCGAGCGAACGCTTGCGGAGGACGGTCTGCTTGAACTCCTCGTGCATGGCCTCGACGGCCTTCTGCTCGAGCGCGCGCATCTCGTCGGTGTAGCCTTCGCCTGCGATGTTCGGGGCCTTGTATTTGCCAGCACGGAAGACCTCGACCTTGAGCCCCATGTTCTTGAACGCCTCGTCGTAGGACTCGTCCACGCTGATCACGCCAATCGAGCCCACCATCGCTGACGGGCTGGCATAGAATAGGTCGCTCTGGCTCCCGGTGTAATATGCCCCAGAGGCGGCTAGCTTCTTGGCATAGGACATGGTCGGCAGCGGGATGCTGGCAATCTTGTCGGCGAGTTCGGGCGTGCCGACGACCGTGCCGCCAGGGGAGTCGATTTCAAAAGCGATGCGCTGGACCGCAGGGTTGGCGAGGGCTTCGTCGATGTGCTCGCTAACTTCAGCCATGTCCATGGCCCCGGTCAGTTTCTCGAACTTGGTGAGACCCACCCCTAGGAAACCCTGCAGCGGGATGACCGCCGTGCCGCCCTGCGTGACGTAGGGCTTCGCGACAGGGTTGAAGAACATATCCAGCACGCTGTCCACGACGCCGTATTTCTCGGCATACTTCATGTGGTTCGCGGCCTTGATAGGGTCGCAGAGAAGTGGCTCTCTTCCAGAGAGTCCGTTGATTAAGCATTTCACGGGTTAGAGGGTTCGGGAGGAGGAGGTAGGTCGAGGTTGTCGGCGACCGCGTCAGGCGTCTGGCTCGAAGCCTGACCCTGCTGCAGCCAGTTGAAGGCCGACTGGTAAAGCATCCAAAGCGGGAGGTTCCGCTCCTTGGACTTCTGCACGAGCTTCTCCATCTCGACGGCGCGCTGCTCGAGCACCTCGTCGTAGGTCATGCCCTTTTTGCCGAGGATGGCCTGCGCCGTGGTCAGACCCATCTGCAGGTCGGCACGGTCTTGCGAGGCTTCGCGGCCAGCGTCCACGGTGATGTCGCGGGGCGTGATCCAAGACTTGCGGTTGAAGTCCGGGTCGTCGGGCAACTTGCCCTTGGCGATGGCGTCGGCGATGACGTAGTCATACACCCGGTCAAGGTTGTCGATGAGGATGGACTGCCACTTGGCCGCCCAGCGGGAGACCTTGCTGGCCACAAGACGGACCGAGGCCCCGCCAATCTTGGACGGGTCAACCTGGTACTCGTAGGGGAGCAGGCGCACGATGTCGCGCTCGATGGCGGTCATCATCCCGATCCACGCCGGAGAGGGGCGGTTGTTTTGGACCTGACTGAAGTCCTCGTTCTGATCTACGACCAGCACCTTGCCGCCCATCTGGCTGGCCATCTTCTCGCAGGAATTGAAGTCGCCGGAGAACTTGGAGGCCGGGTCGTCTTGAAGCACCCCGCCTTGCTTCTTGAGCAGCATGACGTGGTCGCTTGCCGCGCGACAGGCGGCCTTCTCGAGCTCGTAGATTTCGAGTTGATCCTGCACGCTCAGGAGGCTGGACTGCAGCACTGGATAACCGCGCACCGCAGACGGGCGCTCGAACTCCATGACCTGGAGCATGGACTGGGACGGGACATATCGGTCGCGGGTCTCGCCATCAGTGTAAACGTTCCAGCCCAAGATTTCGCCGTAGGTTCCGAGGTAGGCTCCGTCCACGTTGTTCGGGTCGAACTTGGCGGCAGGTGAACCGATGCGGTGACTCTCGAGGATTTGAAGTTTCGGGACCCCGGTCTTCGGGTCGTTGGTCAGGATGCCGAACGAGTCGCCGTCGATAAGCGCACCCGACATCCACATGGCCTGAATCTGGCCGAGGTTGTAGCGGTTCGTCAGGTCGCAACGGACTGCCCAGTCGCGGAAATAGTTCTGATGCTCCACGGCCACCTTGGGGTCGCGGGCGTTCGACTGCACGACTAGACCGTCGCCGACGGAGACCAGGACGGCTTCATCGACGCACTGCTTGTAGATCGGGCTGTTGCGGACGGCCCAGCGGGACTTCGCCACCATGGCGATGCGCGTGCCGGACGTGACCTCCTTGCGCTGGTCGCTGATTGCTCCGACGAACAGCATACGGCGCGAGCCCGACTGGGTCGTGCTAGCAAACTGCGAGTAGGAGGCAGAGGCCCCCTTTTTCACGGTCTTGGTCTTAGGGGTGGTCTTCTTTCGCATCAGAGGTCAACCCGGGAGTCCCAAGTAATCTGGACGGAGGTATGTGCACCGCCATACTTCTTAGGGTCGATACGGGACAAAGCGTAGTTAATCTCCTGCAGGCGCTGCGCGGGAGGCATCCCGAACTGCTTGTTTACGGACGTGCCAGAGTCAGAGTAGGACGTCACGGCTTTGCCGAGGTCCCCTAGTGCCTCCTGCTTGTATTGCAGCAGCACGTCTTCCTGTACGCCTACGTAGATGCCGAGCATATACTTATTGCGGGGCGGGTAAGGTTTGCACCTCGTCTCGTCCGATCAGACCCCAGCGGGCAGCGATGAGCATCCCGAGGAGCTCGCAGTCCAAGCCGTGGTTATGCTTCACGCCCTGGCGCAACCGCCAGATTGCCTTCCCTCCCGGCTCCTTTACGCGGACCTCAGAGTTAAGTTGTTCCACGTAGGCGGGGTCGGCATCACGGGCGAACGTGAACACCTTGCGCGCGCGCATCCCGTGGAACAGGTCCTTGCCCGACAGATTGGACCAGACCACCAGCGCAGTCGGCGTGCGGACGCCCGGTACGTGGATCGCGGTCGGAGTCGCGTAGAACCGACGCACCGTCTCGCCCGACTTCGTCTTGACGTTGAAGTACTCCTGGCCTGAACCCTTGGCACAGTACCAGCCACGGACGGCGCACTGCTTGTAGACCTCCTGCGTGGAGTTGCCGTCGCCAGAGTCTACCATGACGAGCTGAGGGTGGACGCCGTGCTTGGCCGCCAGAGCGTCGAGGCCCGACCAATCCGTCAGCCCGTCCGTGCTCTGCACCTTGCCGAAGTGCACCAGACGGCTGTGGCCCGTTCGTGCCCACTGCCTGACCACCGTCCAGAAGTGGTCGCCCTGACAGTCCACGGAAAGCGTCTGGAACTTGACCGAGCCTTCAGGTGCTCCGGCCATGTCCACGATCTGACCGCGCGGACCGATGGCGGCCACCGCGTCCCAAGGGTCGGCCATCGCATAGTCCGAGGACTCGGTCGAGACGACGAGGCTCCCGGTGTCATCACTCCAAGGGAGAGCCAAGAACTGCTGCTTGAATACCTGCCTAGGAATATTGTCGCCCATCTCTGCCGACTCCTTCGCTTTGATCATGTCCACCGCGAGCGAGCCCCAGCTCGTAGACGCGAGAGCGTTGACGTGCAGTCCGACGTAACCTGCCTTCTCGGACTTGGACGTGGCCTCGAACCCGGCGCCGCGCTCGACCTCGTTGCAGATGGTACGCACCTCGTCGTTGTCCTCCATGCGGTGACGGCACTTTGAGCACTCGTAGGTCGTGCCCTGTTGCACCGCCTCAAGGTCCCAGCCGTCTATCATCTTCGCGCCCTCCGGGAATCTAACGTAGTCCCATAGCCAGGGCTGGCGATGGCGGCACGCATCGTTGGGGCAGACGAACATCCACTCCCGCTGGTCGGTCATCAGGTAATACTTCCAGAACTCAGCACCCTGCCCCTCGACGTTCCCGGGCTGGCTCTCGTAGATCGCCTTGCTCGCGAACGCCGCCGCCTTCAGTCGGCTCATGCTCATGGCCAGCGCGCCGTTCGGCCACTGCCAGCACTCAGAGCCCAAGACGTAGCGGACGTGCAAGGACTGCAGGTGCTTCTCCGTCGAGGCCGAGCGGTTGTGAATCAGCGACCCGTCCGCAAAGCGAAGCGTGCCCGACTTGTCGTTGTCCTCCCCGGACATCTGGCCTCGGATATCCGCGACCTGGTCGAACAAGGGCCGCAGCTCGTTTAGCGTGAACGCCTTCGCCTTGTCCTGAGAGTCGAGGAAGATGGCCATCGAAGCACGGCGGTTTGCCATCAGGTAAGCCGCGTTAAGTTTCAAGGTCAGCGTCTTCCCGCAGCCGATTGCCCATGGCATGAACAGCCTGCTGGTCGTCGGCGCGTTGAAGATGCGGACGGCCTCACCGATCCACGGCCACCGCTTCGGGTTGTAGCCGCCATCGAACACGCCTGCCGGAATCTTCTTCACGTTCTCCTTCAGGTAAGCGACAGGGTCGCTCAAGGCCGACGGCCTGACCACGGCCAAGCCCTCCTCGAAGAGCTCGTCGGCGTTCACGGCTTCGGCTCCTCCAGCGAACCCGAAACCCGGGCTACTTTCTCCCGCGTCTCACGCGCCCATTCCGTCAGGACACCGATGGCCTTCACCGGGTCCTTGGGGTTTGCGTTCTCACCGCACTCCGAGCCCAGCGCGTCCAGCCTCTCGACGATCAGACCAGCCAGACGGAGCATCGCCTCACGGGCTTCGCTTGCGCGGATATGCTCGCGAGCAAACACCGACCGACGCTCGGCCTCTTCCCGCAGGGCGACCGATTGCTTCAGGCTCTGGTTGTACGTGACTTGGTATCGCCCAGCCTCGGCATCACCGGCTCTGAGCATCCGCTCGTACTTCTCACGGGCGAGCACGACCAGGCGCTCATGCTTCTCGATCGTCTGCTCGAAGCTTGCGTCGGGGATTCCCTCCACGTCGAGCGGCGGCCTTTCCTTTTTGGGTCGCCCCGGCGCGCGCCGTGAACCGGCTGGTTCGGAATCCCCCGATTTTGGCTGGTTTTGAAAACTCATGTTAAAAAAAACGGCGGGGTGGCAAGCCA